AGCGGGAAACCTTTTTGCTGTGAGCACACCGCTTACAAAATACACTCTCCGGGTCGTTTGCAGTCCCGAATCCTTTGCATTCAGGGCAATAGATGATATATGATCCAATGAATATCCCAGGAGTCTTCTCTTTTGCATATTCTTCAGGTACACCAAGACTTTTACACACCTCTACAAAATTCTTCCCGTGTCCAGCCTCAGGTCCTGCCAGGACATGTGCTACCTCGTGTAAAAACACTCCATCGAACTGCTTTTTATCGCAAACCCTAATGAAGCGCTTGCTCAGTACAATAGTGTTTTCATCGTACCACGTTTGTCCAGTAATGCCTCTGCGTATATCTTTAGGAATAATTTTCCAGTCTTCCAGTTTGTATTTTTTCAAGAGTGAATACCCACGCTCTAAAACTAGTTTTGTCTTCTCTTCTTTAGTCACTAATTTAACCTCGTAATCTTAAACTTTTTATCAATATTCCTAACGATACACTGCCTTAACTCGATAAACTCGACTTCCCGCGTACCGATAGCCATTCTGGATCCATACGAATCCCGCTGTCTGAACGCAATATCTGTGGAGATGTTGTCCCGCAGTCCGTCACTCAACACCCGTTTATTCGGAGTTTGGGTGATAATGTACAGAAACACATTCAATCCCGCGCCTTCGCGGATTATTTTCTTTAATGCGTCGTTCGTTGCTTGGTCGGCTAGCTCCGCAAAAGACTGGAACTCATCAATTACTAAAATCAAA